GGGGGGGGTTATCCCATAAGTTAACCACTAAAGAGGTGTTGTTATGCCTCTAAAATTCAATAATACCAACATTGAAAAAGTAGTATATAACGGTGTCAACTTAGATAAAGTGATATACAATGGTGTAACTGTTTGGGAAAACTGGGTGTATAAAACTGCTGAAATTAAAAAGTCACTTGGTAAAAGTGATGGTGGTTGGAATGAATGGGCTGGTTCAGACACTGGTTGGATAACATTTAATAAACCAATTAAAAACGCAACAGGAACGGTTTGGATGGAAACTAGAGATACATCGGCATCAAATGTTAGATTGTGGTTAAGATTTGAAGATGGTACAGAAGTACAACCTTATACAAAAAGCGAGGGGTATCACGGATCAAACGAATATGCTAGTGGAAGTGTTAATTTTAATACAGGAGCGGATTACAAGGATAAAGTAATAATTGCTTACAAGCTTTTAGTTGAACATAAAAAATTTAGTGGTTCCACAAATGGTTCGGTAACATTTAAAACATATTATCAAAAAGGTTAATAAGTCGAGCAATCGGCTTTTTTAATTTCAAGAAAGGAGAAAGAAAATGAAATTAAAAGATAAAACTTACGATATCTTATCATGGGTTGGTAAGATAGTACTACCTGCTTTAGCAGTACTTTATACAACTTTAGGTAATACATGGGGATTGCCTTATGTAGAACAAATTCCAGCTACTATCATGGCTGTAGATGTATTTCTAAATGCTTTATTAGGTATTAGTTCTAATGCTTATTACAAAGAAAAAGCAAATCAAAATACAGAAGTTTAGGAGCTAGAAATAGCTCCTTTAATATTGGAGGAATTTATGCAAAAAGCAATATTACCTTTACGATACATAGGAATAAGTCAGCCTATGTATGGCAAGACCTCACATATAGGACTTAAGGCTATAGATTTTGGGTGGAATAAAGACTACAAAAAAGAATCAACAGTATTATTAGCGCCCTTTGATGGTGAAATTGTATGGAAGAGTGGCTTAAGCAAGACAATAGCTTTTCAATCTAAAGAAAAAGTTGAATTTGCTGATGGCACAATTGATTATATGACTGTTATTACCGCTCATGACAATAACGCACCTAGCAAGGGTAAAACATTTAAACAAGGTGAAGAATACTCTCATAGTGGAACAGCAGGCGGAGTGCCTTTACATTGTCATTTGGAAGTACAAAAAGGCAAGTTTCAACCTTATACAGAAATAAGAAACACAAGTTATGATGGTAGGTTCAATTCTTATATTTTCCCTAACACAATTGAGCCTAACAAAGCATTATTTGTTAGAGATGATGTTATTTATTCTCAAAAAGAAGGATGTAATCCTTACAAATGGAAGAAGGCAGGAAAGATGAGTAATTTAATTAAAATTGAAAAAGACCCCAACTATGATTATAAATGGTCGGTTGATGGCAACCGTTACGGTGATAAGTACGATATCACTACACAAGGTGGCTTTGGTGACTTAAATCTTGAAAACGAAGGATGGGAATGTGTTTTAAAAGTCAATGCTAGTTTATTCTATGCGTGGAATGATAATGGTGTTATAAAACACTTTGCGTGTGGATTAGAGAAGTCTCGTGGTGTTAATAACCAAGAGCTTGAAATGGACTGCGTAAAAGACTACAACTCTTGTATGGCCATTGCATGTGTTAATGATGAACTTTACTTTGCATCTCAAAATTGGATCATTGCGAACAAGCTTGATGAAGCATATGGTGCTGTTACTGGATTAGGATTGATTCTAGCTGGTAGAGCAAGAGATGATATGCACAAAGGTTTTGATGGTCAATTTAATCAATTGGCTGGTAGAACTATCATTGGCGAAGATAAAGAAGGCAATATCTTGTCGTATTCAATCGAAGGTGATGACAATAAGGGTGGTTTAACAGGCAAGCAAGCTCAAACAAAGTGTTTAGAGTTGGGTTTCTACAACGCTATCATGCTTGATGGTGGCAGTTCTGTGTTTAGACAATATGAAGGAAAGTATGATATTTCCACTGGTAGAAAAGTTAAAAACGCATTATTGCTTTATAGAAGAAAGAAAGCACAAGAACCAACAGAACCAACTATTGATTATAAAGCAAAGTATGAAGAACTCGAGAAAACTTATAATGATTTGAATAGTGATTATAAAGCGTTAGAGAGCGACTACAAAGCTTTAAGCGTTGAGAACATAGAAATAACCAAGAAATTAAAACAAGTCTCTACAGAACTAGAATTGGTTAAAAACGATAATGCAGTCTTAACCGATAAACTAAAGAAGATTAAGGAGATAGTCAATGGGTGATTTAACAACAATACTTGTTGCGGTAGTTTCTTCAAACGCACTAGTAGAAGTCATTAGATGGCTTATTGGTCGAAAAAAAGAGAATGAAGAAATAATAAAAAGACTAGATAAAAACGAAAAGGATAATGTTCGTACCCAACTATTAGTTTTGATGTCGGATTATCCTGAGCGATTAGATGAAATAATGACTGCTGCTCACCATTATTTTGTAGATCTAAAAGCTAATTGGTATTTGACAACAATTTTTAAAGATTGGTTGAAAGAAAAAGGAGTTGAAATCCCTGATTGGCTAGGGAAGGAGGAATAATTATGGCAAGACAAAGTCAAGGTGGTAGTGTTTATAGACCAACCACCAACCCAAAACCTGTTAGACCCAATATTAACTTAACACCTGCGCAAAAAGCTCAGATGCAAAAAAATATAAGTTATGCTCAAAAGCAGTCTAATCCAAGTGGTGGCGGAGGCTATGGTGGTGGATATAGTGGAAATAGTTCCGCTACTACGACAACTGTAAATAATACTTTTCCAGGTTTTGATGCGTATGAAAAATATATATCAGAATATAGAACAATGCTAGAAGAAAATCAAAGAAAGCTTGACCAATTGGCTGAAGAGAATTATAAGGCACAAATTGCTTCTAATGAGCAAAACGCTAAAGACCAAAGAAATCAAGCTAATTTAAATTCAGCAAGAACTGATAGATGGCTAAATCAACAATACGGAGGTGGCATTAGTGGTAAAGGACTTACAAATCAATTAAGAAACCAAACAGCACTTAATAACCAAATTGCTACTATTAATCAAAATCTAGCAAGTAATAACTCGGTTGCTAACTTGAATAGATACAACACCTTACAAGGCAACCTTGATAACAAATTAACTAAAATGGCTTCGGTAGATGATAGCTATTTGAATTATTTAAAAAAATTAGCAGGTATATAAGAGAGACTAATCATCTCTCTTTCTTTTTCATAGGAGAAAACAAATGAATTTTTTTAATTTAACAGGCGAAAAAAAACAAAAGAAACAAAATAATGAGAGAAAAACACCTACATATGTACAAAATTATAACAATACCGTTAAAACTGTTAATAATGCTATTAAAAACAGTAAAAAGGAAACTCCAACTTATGTAAATAACTACAACAATACTGTTAAAAACACAAATAAGAAACTTGGTATCAACAATGAAGTGAAAAGAACTTCAAATACTCAAAAAAAAAATACCAACACAAATTTAAACAATACTAGAGAAAACATAACCCTTAATAAAGCTCAAGAATACAAAAACTCTAATAAAGCTCAAGAAAAAGCTTATAAGGACTATACAAGAAACGATTTTAAAAATGACAATGATTATGAACGCTTTCTAACTGAAAACAAGGTAAGTTTAACAAGTGGCAATGCGCTCAATTATATAAACAAAAAAGCTCAAGAACAAGGTGTTAGTGCAAGAGATTTTGCTAAAGGAATGCACACAAAAGTAAACAACACTCTTGAAACTGAAAAGCTTGAACAAAAAGCTAAAAATGGCGAACTATCAAACAATGATATGAATAGTTTAAGCCAATTTCATGCTTATGTGGATAGCAATAATAATGTTATTGATGATGAAAAACTTCAAAGCCAAGCTGATCTATATAAAAATACAGTAGACACTATCAATAACGATGTAAGTAAACTAAATGAACAATACCAAAAAGGAAAAATAAGCGTTGATGAATATCAAAACAAATATTCACAATTAGAAGAGCGTTGGAATACTAACCAGGAATTGGGTAAATATTTAGACAATGTTAGTCTAAAAACAGGTTTTGATTACTACAATTGGGCAAAAGAAAACAATCTCGATGTTAGCGAATTTGAAAAATACGCCGAGTCTTTTAACGATAGTGCGATTGAAAGATTAACTGAAGATTTTGCAGCTGCAACAACCGATTTAATCAATACACCAGTACAACTATATGACATGGCTAAGTCTATAGTTGATAAAGATTTTGATATGCTCGATGAAGACAATGTTTCAACACAAATGGCTAATGAATCGGCAAAATTAAGAAATTATGTAATGGCTGGTACTAACGGTGCAGGAAGAGTTACTGCTCAAATTGTTGACTCGTTAATGCCTATGGCAGTAAATGCTCTAACGTTTAATGTTTTAGGTACAGCGTTAGGGGTTGGAAGCAAATCATTAACAAGTTTTATCAGCAATCTTACTAATGTCTCTTTAGGCGCTCAAAACGCTGGACAAGTAATGAGACAAAGATTAGAAGAAGGCAATGATGTAGCTAGTTCTGTTGTAAATGGTATAGCACATGGTGTTATCACAGGGTTGGTTGAAGGACTAGATGCAGGAAAAGTCGCAAGCATTTTTACAGGAGAGGCTAAAAATTATATTTTAAGTACTGCTTTATTAGGTAAGGTAAGCTTTAATAATATAGCAAAGTTTTTAAATGCAGTTGGCACTTCGGAAGGTGCAGAAGAAGTAATTGAAACATTTGCTGATTGGGGCGCTGATCATGTACAAAATTTAATTGGTAGAACATTTTTTAAAGAAAATTATGACCCTGTTGAAGTGACACAATTAGATCCACAAGAAATGGCTCAACAGTTCGCTTTGGCATACGCTAGTGCTTTCGTGCTTAGCGCTTCTAGAGCTGTTGGAGTAGCTGTTAATTCTAAAAAAACTTATAACGCAGCAATAGAAGCTAGAAATTATGCTGAAAGTGTACTTAATAGTCCTATAGCTGATGAAGGTTCAAAGAGAATAGCGGAACTTACAATACAAGCCATTGATGATGATATTAATAATTACAATCAAACCAAGACACCGTTATCAGATGGTGTAACATTTGAAAACGAAAAAGCACAACCTTTAGGTACTTTTGATGAGGCGCTAGAAAACCTTGTACAAGCTTCTAGACTTGATATTAAAGATAATTTAGCTCAAACAGTAGGCTTAATGGAAAACCTTCAAAAAACAAGTGGTCTTATCCAAAAAGGACTTAATGAACGTGGTATTAATATCAATGCTTTTGACTACATGAATTTGCCAAGTGAAACAAAACAGAATGTTAAATCACTTATGAAAACCATCAACAATATGGATGGTGGTTTCCCTTATGAGGTTGCATTTGATGGAAGTCTTGATAGTTCTATAAATGGTTACATCAAGGATGGAAAGATTGTGTTAAATCCTAACATTGATAATAACTATCAATCGGTTTTATCTCATGAAATAACACATACACTAGAAAACTCTAAAAACTATCAAAATATCAAAGATTTAATTGAAAAGTCTAGCGATTATCAAGAATACTATGATAAGTATTCAAAATTGTATAAAGGGGTTGCTGATAATGTTGATAGCGAAGTAATGGCTAAATACATTGAGAACAATCTTGGTAACAAAGGGTTAATAGATAAGCTTGTTAAATATGATGAAAGCTTAGGATATAGAATTTTTGAGAATCTAAAAGCTAATCTATCTAGTGATTTAGACACAAAAGTTGAAAATTCTTGGCTAAAAGCCTTTAAAGAAACAAGAAAACAAAGATTAACACTTGAAGGAATTAAGCAATCTATTAATGATAATTTAATCGAAGAATTAGAAAATGTTAAGAACGGCAAATATAACGCTAAAGAAATTACCGTAGGCAAAACATCTGAAAATTTGGCAAACATATTAAATATGCCAAAAGAGTATGCAAATCTTGATGTTGTTTTAGATGTTGGAAAAGCAAAAAAGATAATGGATTATAATCCTGATAATTTTCACTTGCATAATCTAGATCCAGACACAATTTATAAAGCTTTGGTAGCTTCTGAAGACCCTGCTGCTATTTTTATATATAAAGATGCAAATGGCAATGTAAGCAAAAACAGGCTTACACTTGTTACTGATGTTATGGACTATAAAGATGATTACATT